TAATACTAGCCATTCTCCTAGAGTGCGTAGTGCTTCTCAGTGGGGTTTTGCTAGAGTCAATGCATTTCTTTATTTGATAAGAAACGGCAGACCGCAAAATCCTAAGTACACTACAGATTACGACCTACTTCCTAAGAAACACCCCAAAAGCAAGAAGAAATGAGAAAGCGCAGAAAATTTACACATAGTAGAACATCACCTAAAAATAGTAGAAGAGGGTGTTTGTGCCCTGACGGTAAAACATACAGCATCCATTGCTGTGATGGTTCGTTACAAGCTCAGGGTATAGGAAGTACAGTGCAGACTCACTTCTTGCTATTAACAGAAGAGCGAGAGACAATAGTACAAGAACAAGGACATAAATTATTTCAATAATGGCAGATAAGAAAATATCAGAATTAACCGCAGCCTCTGCTCTAACTGGAACGGAGGTAATACCTCTAGTGCAAAGCAGCACTACAAAAAAGGGTACGGTAGATAATATAAAAAGTTATACCGAACCACTTGCAGTAAAGAAAGCACAAAAGTATCTTACACCTACAGCTAAGACAGCCCAAGCATCTGAAACGGTAGACCTAGGTGGGTCTGCTTATGATGATATGGTTATTATGAAACTGTCTTGGACTGGTGGATCCGGAACGGCAGTGTATACTTTGCCTGATGCTACAACCTCAAACAACACCAACCGATTCATACGATTTATATCGGACAGTACCTTTGCAACCAACACCCACGTAGATCTTACACCTGCCGCTGGTCAGAAGTTAGATGATAGCTCAGATGCCTATCGTATCAACAAGGCTTATGAGGGTATTGCTATATGGTCTGATGGGACGGAATGGTTTGTTATTCAGAAGAAAGCGTGAAAATGAAACACCTTTAATATATATCGTTAATTACTTAAAATAATGTACACAATGGAGAGTCCAAAATCTACTAAACTACTCAATGATATCTTTGCTAAGTTATCATTGTTGACAAAAGAAGACGAAGAGGCTCAAGGTATCGTTGCTGAAGAACAAGAGGTTGTAGAACCTGTTGAACTCCAGGAAGAGGTAACAGAGCCTACCGTTGAACAAGAGGAGGCTGTTGAGGCAGCATCTGAAGAAAGTACTGAAGAAGTTACCGAAGAAAAAGTAGAGATGTCTACTGAGGAGCCAGTGGCTGCTGAGGAAGATCTTGAAGAGTCTGAGGAGCTTATGGAAGGTTACGTTACTGAGGCCAAGTATCAAGAAGATATGGCTAAAGTAATGGCTATGATGGAAGAACTCAAGAAGAAGGTTGATGAGGAAATGGGTGGCTACCAAAAGGAGAAAGAGATGATGTCCGAGCAAATCGAGAAGTTGTCTGCTGAACCTGCTGCTGAGCCAATCACTCCTTCACCTGAAGATGAGGCACCTGAGAAGAAAATGTTTACTTACAGCAATAACAGAGCTGCAAGTACATTTGACAGAGTAATGGAAAGAATCGGAAACAAATAAACTAATATAAATGGCTGTAATCGGAAGTACGTCAAATGACGTAACGAGAATCGTAAAGAAGTCAGAAACTATCACTGCTGACAGAACGCTTACCGAAGCGGACAGTGGGAAAGTATTTTGGCTAGACAATTCAACCGGAGAGACAATTACTCTGCCTGCGTTGAAAGCTGGATTATTCTTCAAGTTTGTCATAGCAGATAACTTTGCTACTGACAACTGGATTATTGATTCTGCTGAGGGAGACAACATCGAAGGTTCGATCCTAGTAAATGGAGCTAGTGTAGCTGCCGTTGCTGAGGACCAAATTAACTTTGTTGCTTCTGCTGAGTCTCTAGGAGACTTTATCGAGTTAGAATGTAACGGAACAAAATGGTTTGTATCAGGTGCTGGTGCTTCAACTGGTTCAATTACCGCTACAGACCCAAGTTAATAATATAGATTAAATAAATAGAAAATGGCAACTACTACTTCAATTACTACTACCTACGCAGGTGAGTTTGCCGGTGAATATATCGCCGCTGCCTTGCTAGAGGGTGCTACTATCGCAAGCGGTGGTATCACAGTAAAACCGAATGTGAAGTTTAAGGAAGTGATCAAAAAAGTATCTACCAATGATATTGTCAAGGACGCTACTTGTGACTTTGATCCTACTTCAACTATCACATTGACTGAGCGTATTCTTCAACCTGAAGAGCAACAAGTCAACTTGCAAATCTGTAAGAAAGATTTCGCTAATGATTGGGAAGCTATCCAAATGGGATACTCTGCTTACCACAACGTACCACCTAAATTTGCTGACTTCCTAATTGGACACGTTGCAGCAAAAGTAGCTGAGCGTACAGAAACTTCAATTTGGCAAGGATCTACTTCCACAAATGGCCAGTTTGATGGGTTCTCTACTCTATTAGCTGCTGACGCTGACCTTCCTTCAGGAAACGAGGTAACCGGTACTACTGTAACATCTGCTAACGCTATCGCTGAGATTCAAAAAGTCGTTGACGCTATTCCTAACAAAGTTTACGGAAAAGAAGACTTAAGAGTATATATCTCTAACAAGATTGCTAAGGCTTATATCGCTGCTCAAGCTGCTTTAGGTTACAGAGACAACTATCACGTTGGGCAAACTGAGATGAACTTCCAAGGAGTTCCATTGTTTGTTGCTCCCGGATTAGGTGACAACGTAATGGTCGCTGCTGAGAAATCTAACTTGTACTTTGGTACTGGTCTATTGTCTGACCACAACGAAGTAAAAGTATTAGATATGCAAGACCTTGATGGATCACAAAACGCTCGTATCGTTATGCGATTCACTGCTGGAGTACAGTACGGTTCTGTTGAGGACATCGTTACTTACGGAATTGTAAATTCAGCTAACTAATAAACTGATACATTAACAAAAGGGGTGGGTAAGCCAAAGGCCTGCCTACCCTTTTTTAATATAAAAAGATATGGCTTGTAATTTAACTCGTTCACGTGCTGAGGCCTGTAAAGATACAGTAGCAGGTATTAAGGAAGTGTACTTTGTTGACTATGACAAATTAGGTACCGTCACTCTTACAGATGATGAGGTTACTGATATGACAGGTGATAGTTCAAACAACTTGACAGCATTCAAGTATGAAGTGAAAGGTAACAACTCTTTCGAGACAAACATCAATGCGTCTCGTGAGAATGGTACTGTGTTCTATGAGCAAGTACTAAACCTAACGTTCAAGAAACTCACAAAAGAAGACCACAAAGAATTGAAGTTGTTGGCGGCTGGCCGTCCACACGTATTCATCGTAGATCGTAACGACAATGTTTTCTTGATGGGTAAAGAAGAAGGTGCTGACGTAACAGCAGGTACTGTATCTACTGGTAATGCCCTTGGGGATTTCAATGGATACAACCTTACGTTTACTGCAAACGAAACTTCGCCACCGAACTTCTGTGACGTAGACACTACAAACGCAAACTTCCCATTCTCTGAATTTGCTGGTTTGTCAGGTACAATTACTATTACTGCTGTTAGCCAGGTGTAATAGAAACCAATAAGGATAAGAAAGGGTGGCTATATGCCGCCCTTTTTTATTACCTTTATAAAACAGAAAGTGTGGGTATAGTTATTTATATATGCACATCTTAACGACAACATCATCCAGTCAATCACTTAAGATAATCCCAAGATCGGACGCATCTAGTCCTACCTTGACTCTCACAGATAAGACAAAAAGAAAAGATAGTACTGTTGCCGTCACTAAGACATCTGATGGGGACTATATGGTGCTCTCAGGGGTCTTTTCTCTTGTAGAAGGTAGTCAGTATGGTTTTAGAGTAAAAGATGGCTCTACGGAGATCTATAGAGGTTTAATCTTCTGTACTGATCAAACAGACCTAGATAAATACTTCATCAATAAAGATGAATACACGTCCAATGAGGACCACGATAATGAATTTATTGTATTATGAAAAATAACCTAATACACGTAGTCAATCTATCATCCTACACGGCACCGGAAGTGAAGGAGTCACCTAGGAGTAATTGGGTTGATTATGGAGAGGATAACGATTACTTCCACTACTTAATTGATAGGTATAATGGTTCTCCTACAAATAATGCGGCAATAAACGGTATTTCTGAGATGATATACGGTAGAGGTTTAGATGCTACAGATAGTGAATCTAAGCCTAGAGAATATGCCGAGATGAAAGAGATATTCTCTAAGGAATGTCTCAAAAAGGTTTGTTATGACTATAAGATGATGGGACAAGCTGCATTGCAAGTTATCTACAGCAGAGATCACTCTAAGATAGTTATGGCAAAGCATATGCCGATTGAAACACTAAGAGCTGAGAAGGCCAAGGACGGAATGGTAAAGGCGTACTATTATGCTGCCGATTGGTCCAAGATAAAGCCTAACAGCAAACCAAAAAGAATACCTGCGTTCGGAACCAGCAAGCAAGGGATGGAGATTCTTTACATCCGTCCCTATCGTGCCGGGTTTTATTACTACTCCCCTGTAGATTATCAGGGAGGATTACAGTACGCAGAATTAGAGGAAGAGATTGCCAACTACCATATCAACAATATACAGAATGGATTGGCACCTTCGATGTTAATTAACTTCAATAATGGCACCCCGGATGCTGAGCAAAGAGATGAGATAGAAAGAGCCATCTATGAGAAGTTCAGTGGGTCCTCTAATGCTGGTAAATTTATATTAGCATTTAACGACAGCAAAGAATTGGCCGCTACAATTGAACCGGTACAATTAACAGATGCCCATCAACAATATCAGTTCCTTTCTGATGAGGCAATGAAGAAGGTTATGGTAAGTCACCGTATTGTATCGCCTATGTTGGTAGGTATCAAAGATGCTACTGGACTAGGCAACAACGCAGATGAATTACAAACAGCTTCTATCTTGATGGACAATACAGTTATTCGTCCAATGCAAGTTACGATCCTAGATGAGATAGAAAGGATACTTAAGTTTAATGGTATTGAACTTGACATCTATTTCAAAACACTACAACCGCTAGAGTTTACAGATCTAACAAATGCAATAAACGAAACTGAGATTGAGAAAGAAACAGGAGCAAAACGAGACGGAACTACCGAAGAAGAAGAACCAACTGAAACAGAAGACTAATGGCCACTGCACTATTCATAAAGAGACAAGACCTTGTAAAGAACACTGCGTTAAGCGGAAGCGTGGACACAGACAAGTTCATCCAGTTTATCAAACTAGCGCAGCAAATACACGTAAGAAACTACTTAGGAACGGATCTTTACGATAAGATAGCACAAGATATTCTTGATGATGATTTAACAGGGGACTATTTAAGCCTTGTAACGGACTATATTCAGCCAATGCT